TGGACGGTCCCACAGGTCCAACTGGCGTCAATGGAGTTACTGGCGTTACTGGTGTTACGGGAGTAACTGGAGTAACAGGGGTGGATGGTCCCACAGGTCCAACTGGCGTCAATGGAGTTACTGGCGTCACTGGTGTCGGCGTTACGGGTGCAACTGGCGCAGATGGTCCCACAGGTCCAACAGGTGTCAACGGTGTCACTGGTGTTACGGGTGTAACGGGGGTTACTGGTGCTGGCGCTACCGGCGCTACCGGCGCTACAGGACCTACTGGTGCAACTGGACCAACTGGCGCAAATGGTACAACGGGTGCGACAGGTGTGGGTGCACCATTAACCAGCTCTGCAACTGCGCCGGTGTCTCCATCTGCTGGAGACCTTTGGTTTGATACTTCTACTGGCGCTTCATACATCTACTACGGCTCAGCATGGGTTGAACTAGGTGGTGGAACAATGTCGCCATACCAAGTAACTTCTCCTACCCGTCCTGCTTCTCCGTGGACTGGTCAAACAATTTATGAAACAGATACAAAGATTGGTTATCAGTATGACGGTACTAACTGGGGTCCAACATACCCAGGGTCTGGTTTCCGCAATCTTATTATCAATGGGGCTATGCAGGTTGCTCAACGAGGTACATCAGTCGCTTCTATTACTGCCGACTCCTACCCAACTGCGGATAGATGGACTTCCCAAATAGGTACTTTAGGTACTTGGACTAATTCTGTTGAAAATGATGCTCCAACGGGTTCAGGTTTTAGAAAATCTTGGAAATGGTTATGCACCACCGCTGATGCTTCACCTTCTGCCAATGACTATATGGTTCCACAAACACGGCTAGAAGGTCAAAACCTCCAAGCAATACTTAAAGGGACATCTTCTGCCAAACAATTAACTTTAAGTTTTTGGGTTAAATCAAATGTTACTGGTACATATATTGCTGGTTTGTTTGATGTTGACAATACTCGTATCGTTTCCGCATCGTATACGGTGTCTGCTTCGGCAACTTGGGAAAAGAAAACTATAACTTTTCCTGCTGATACTACTGGTGCTTTTGATAACGATGAGAACCGTTCTCTAGATATTCAATTTTGGTTAGCCGCTGGAACTGGTTTTTCTTCAGGAACTTTAGCAACTACCTGGCAAACTAGCACCAATGCTAACCGTGCTGCTGGTCAAGTCAATCTTGCTGCCGCTACAAGCAACTATTGGCAAATTACCGGTGTTCAGTTAGAAGCAAACCCTCAGCCCACACCGTTTGAACAACGACCTATCGGTGTAGAACTAGCACTATGCCAACGGTACTACGAAAAATCGTATGCTGATGGTGTAGCAACTGCAACAAGTACGGCAACTGGTGTTCATTATCAAAGTAGTTTTGGTAATGCAAGTGGGCAACATTTCATTACCGTTCGTTTTCAAACTCTCAAACGAGCAAGTCCTACTGTGTCATTGTGGACACAGGCGGGTGGTGTAGGTGCGTGGGCTGTTATCTCTAGTCCGCAAGCAGCACCAGGTTATGCAGGACCAGCGAGCGTCATAAATACAACCACTAAGGCTTTTACCGTAAATCAAGCCGATGGTGGTTATTCGTGGCAGGGTGGTCAAACGCTTGGTCATTGGGAAGCGACGAGTGAATTATGAAATATTCTATTTTTGTGGATGGTCCCGAACAAGTGATTGTTCAAACGACAGATGATGCAGTGCGCTGGATTCCACTTGACTCTGCGAACTCTGATTACCAGTTGTATCTAGCGTGGGTTGCAGAAGGTAACACAGCAGAAGAATGGAAATCTGAGTAATGGCAGCGATTACTTTCCCTGCTTCTCCGTACACAAACCAGATTTATACAATCGGCTCTAAAAGTTGGCAATGGGATGGAGTGGTATGGAACTCCTATTACAACGAAGCCGTTGATTCTGTTTACGGAACTGGTGCTGATGGTGATGCTGTACTAGACGGAACCACAACAGTTCTAAGCATGGCTCCTTCTTCAAGTGTTTATTCCATGACACGGGATTTGTATTTAAATGATTTGACGATTAATGCGAGCGTTCGTCTTGCGCCTAACGGGTATCGAATATTCGTTAAAGGCACATTGAAGTTCATGGGAGCCGACTCCATAATTGGCTATACGACTGGATTTGCTACTGCTGGCTCTATTGCTCAAGGTGGTGGGATTTTAGAAGCAGTTACCCACTCCTTGGGTGGTGCAGCAACTGGGTATCTGTCAACACTCCCAACAGCAGCACTTGGCGGTGCCAACTATTTTAAAGTTCCAAGTCAAGCAATCACTGGTTACTCAATCACCGCCGCGGGCGGACCAGAATTTCTTCGTGGAGGAGCAGGTGCGCTAGGTCAAGCAGGTGGAGGAATAATCATCATTGCTGCTCGTTACATTTCTGGGCCAGCAACAGGTACAGCTTATATCAAAGCTCCAGGAACTGCTCCCGCTGGAGGTGGCGTGATTCTTATTGTATCTTCTGCCGAAGCATTGGCTGCTGGAATTACTACTGATGTGACTGGGCAAAACGCAGGCACCGTCCACTACATGTCGCAGGTTTGATATGCCAATCTTACGAATAGAAAAAAGTGTTGCAAGAGCAGCAAACGATTCCGTATATGGTTCGGGAATTGATGGTGATGTCACGGTTTCCTCGGTCGTTACCTTGACTTCAGACATGTTTTATAATTCGCTAACAATTACCTCATCAGGGGTATTGCTAACAAACGGATTTAGGGTGTTCGTCAGAAACACGTTGATGCTGGATGGACACATGGGGATAGGTTCCGTTTCTGGTGAAACTGTCAGTCCTTCAGCCACTGTTGTTACAGACGGAACAGTTAAGGGTCATTCGCAGGGTGCAATAACATACAGAGCAGGTGGTCAAGGTGGAGGAGCATCGGCTCCCACTATTCCACAACTGCCTTCGTATTTGTACAAAAACATAAATATGATGCTTTCGGGAATCATGGTCGACACCACTGGGACAATCGTTCCCGTGGGTGGTGGCTCAAAAGGAAACGCTGGTGCTACGGGCGCAACTGGTTCCACTGGTGCTACTGGTGCTACAGGTGATACGGGAACACCGAGTACAACCCCAGCATCATGGCCTGGCAAGGCGGGCGCTGCGGGCGCTAATGGAGGGTACGGACCTAGCGCAAGTACGGTCAATGCACCTGGAGGAAAAGGCAATCCTGGAGCAGATGGTTCAGCAAACCCTACCGCCCCAGGCGGAGCAGGAGGTACTGGAGGAGCAGGAGGAGCAGGTGGTGCCGGTGGGGCGGGAGGTTCAGGAGGAAATGGTGGAGGAGTAGTTCTTGTGGTTGCCAAGACAATCTTGGGAGCGGGAAAGATAATCTCTATTGGTAGTCACGGTGATTCTGGTTCTGCTGGAAGTCCTGGAAGTTCTGGTTCTGCTGGAAGCCCTGGTTCTGCTGGAACACATGTACCCAAAGGAGCAAACGGTGCAAACGGAGCGGCTGCACCTACTCGCACAGACCACCACCATGTTGCCCCACATGTAAGCCACGCCCCTAGAACACATAATCACCATAACCATACGACAAGACACTCTGACCGACATGGTCATGCAGTAAAACCGCATAGTCATCGAAATTTTGGTAAATTTGTGGGCTCTGGTGAGGTTGAAGATTCTCACTGGCATCACGGGGGACACTTCCATCATCCACACAATGATGGTCCACATGGTGGCGTACATCACTGGGATGGGCATTACTGGCATGCGTGGTTCCCACACTTTATCTCTGCGTATGGGTCCTGGACGCATTATCCGCTACACGACCATAAAAAACCAAACGGTCACCACAGTCATGGTGAACCATCAGGAAACGGTCACCACCACAACCTGTATTATCACGGCTCTTTCGGTGGTCACGATGGGCATACCCATTTTCATTTTGGACATCCAGGGCATACACACACGCATGCACCTACTTTGCCTACTTCCCAGGCTGATTACCATCACCACACTACGAGTAGCGCTAATCCAGATGGTCAGGCTGTCTATCCAGGCGGTGCTGGCGGAGTAAACGACGGTGTAAACACAGGCGCAGGAGCACCAGCAAGAACTGGTGGAACTGGAGCAACTGGAGCAACAGGAGCAACTGGGGCAACTGGAGCAACTGGAGCAAACGGTGGAGGCGGAGGCGGTGGTGCGATATTGGTTGTATCAGATGCCGTTGCTAATACAATTTTGTATGATACGACAGAGGGGTCATATGGTACTGTTGGTGCAACCACTGGCTCGGCATACTTACTCATCAACTCATAGAGGAGACAAACATGGACTACGGTATAAGTGCACAACAAAAAAACTATATACTGCAAAGCAGTTTAGCAAATGTTAAATCAGAGATTTACCATTTGCTTCTTCGTTCAGGTATTGACCCAGATACTTTTGACCCAGAAAACTATACTATGGCTGAAATTCTCATAGGCGAGCAACAGAGACTAGAAACTCTCTTGAAAAGCGTGGAATTGATTAACAGAAAAGTAGCCGAGATTGAATGAAACGGTTTGTTTGCGTCCCATCTAGCATGGGGGGTGTACCAGATGAGGCAACGGAATTGTCAAGAAAGTCTCAACTGGCAATTCGCATGGAAAAGGGTATTGATAAAATCTGTATTATGTCATTTCCGGAAAACGACATTGCCGACTGTATGGATGAGGTAAGAGCAGGCTTCATACACAAAGTGGACATTACAAATGAATTTGTAGACTTTCCAAAGGATACTCATATGGAAGTAATGGACTTAAACTTTTTTACCCAAATTATAAAACCAACGGTAAGGACAAAGAATTCGCTCATGTTTCGTTCGCGATTTAGCACGCTGGGCTTGCACCAGTTTCGCATTGTTGATAGTACTACTGAGGTTTATTATGAGGGAGAGTTCATAGTAATATGAAACATACAAAATTAGGGACGTGCATCTCCCTTTATGAAGATGTTTTTACCGAAAATAACGCAAGCAAGTTTTTGCGAAAACTAGAAAAAGAAACAGACTCCGACTGGTCAGAATTATCATGGGATGGCTCTACCGTGGGGGCTGGAAAATCAACATCGCATAGAACTTCTTTAAATTGCACTCTCATCCCGCTAATGAAGCCATACCCAGAAACTGAATTGTCGCAGTTTTTTACAGAAAAAATTCGTGGGCCTATTGAAGAAGTCTCGGAAGACTACAGGTATGAATTTTTACTTTCAAGCGCCATGCATGAAGCGTACTCTCTTTTAAAGTATTTAGAACAATCTGAATACAAACCACACTATGACCACGGCCCAGACAACCGTAGGGTTTATAGTATGGTGTCATTTTTAGCCACGCCAGAAGAGGGTGGTCAATTGGAGTTTCCGCATTTTGATGTTACTGTCGAAGCAGTATGCGGAAGGGTTCTGATGTTCCCATCAAACTTCCCATATCTACATATTGCACACCCTGTAACCAAGGGTGTAAAGTACTCACTTGTTACTTGGTATCAATAATGGGAGCCCAATGAGAAACCGTATACAAAACTTTGGAGTAGTAGGTTCTGGTACTGCTGGATTAATAACTGCACTCATTTTACGTAGGGCCTTTCCTGCTTGTAGAATAACAGTATTGTCATCTTCCAAGATTGGCATTATTGGGGTAGGTGAAGGCTCTACAGAGCACTGGAAACAGCTCATGGAGTTAGTCGACATCCCCCTTGAGGAAATGTTGATAGAGACATTGGCTACCCACAAATACGGAATTCGTTACGAAAATTGGACAACACATACAAAGGACTACTTTCATAGCGTGGGTCATGTGGATGACATTTTTTGTCACGGGCTTTTTGCGGGATATATGGGAATTATTGAGTCTGGGAAAATGTTGACAAGCCAAACATCAACTGTCGGCATGGTGCGAAATAAAATCAGAAAAGAAAACCTACACAAAAACACTAATCAGTTTCATTTTGACACAATTAAGCTTAATGAGTACTTTACGAAATTGGCTTTTAAAAGAAGCATCAAGTTTGTCGATGGAGAATTTGAATCTGTCACAAAAGACGAAGACGGGCTCATCAGTTCGGTGCGCACCCAACAAGGCGACATAATTGAAGCTGATTTTTGGTTTGATGCCTCTGGTTTTAATAAAGTTTTAATTAATGAAATCGGCAATGTAGAGTGGAATTCCTTTAGTGAGTTTTTGCTTTGCAACTCAGCCATACCTTTCCCAACAGAGAGCGACCCCAATGGACAAATTCGTCCGTACACCCGTGCTCGTGCAGCATCTTCTGGGTGGATGTGGGAAATACCGACACAGGAACGAAGAGGTAACGGCTATGTGTTTTGTGATGCCTTTATCTCGGTAGAAGAGGCTGTTCGGGAAGCAGAACAAATGTCAGGGTACAAACTTCCTGATGACCCAAGAGTAATCAAGTTTGACGCTGGGCATCTTAAAGAGCCTTGGCAAAAGAATTGCATTGCTGTGGGTTTGGCTTCTTCGTTTGTAGAACCATTAGAAGCAACCAGCATTGGTTCTACAATTCAACAGGTGCGAAATGCTATTCCGTATCTTGCGTCGTATCTTCCATCGCACACCGCTTCTCAAAAACACTACAATAAGAGTTTGCATGAGATGATGCGTAATATCTTGACAATGATACGAATGCACTACTACAGCGATAGGCAAGATTCAAAGTTTTGGCAGGAAATGTCTCACATGCCAGTCAACTCAGAATTGCAAGAAATAATTGAGTTATGGTCTGAACGTCCACCTAGTAGATATGATTTTACCGCTAATCACGGAGAAATGTTTAATGCTCCTCACTTGATACATGTTGGGCAAGGGCAGGGAATTATTAGCATAGATGCATGCACAAGAGCAATCGAGTCGCTCAACTTGCGTGGACCTATAGACAAACAATTAGGCGATTACAAGCACGATAGACACGACCATGTATTAGTTGACCATGCTCAAGCATTGCAGGAAATCAAACTGATAGATGAGGAGTGGGACTAAAATGAGCAAGAAACACAAAGTCAAACCAGGAGAGATACGTTTTACCCCAACAGATAATAGGTTGATGGAGTCTGCTCCTTTTGCAAATAGCACAGCAAATTTACCAAACTGGTTTAAGCGTGTTAGCAAAGAGGGAGCAGCCTTACGGAAATGCGTTGGCACCATTGACCTTCTTGCGGCTGGCGTTACTCTTCCAATGTGGACCAACTATCGTTTTCGCCCAGACGGTAACGGCGCATGGGAAACTGGTGCAGATGACTTTCATCCTCCAGCAATAACAGGTGGACAGCCTACGCCCATTGGGCAGGCATCAGGATTTAATTACCAATCCACTGGTGAGTGCCCCATGACGAGTGTGCGAAAGATTGAGACAGGGCAATATCCAAAGTTGGTAAATCCATGGAGAATGGAGACTGCTCCCGGATGGTCGACGCTGATAATTCCTTGCTACTGGGAACCTAGCGAAGATTACACTGTGGTACCAGCAATTGTCCACACAGACTTTTACCACGCAATAAATGTTGTTTTGAACTTGACGGGGGATAGGCCGTTTACGCTGAAGTACAATACCCCGATTGCACAACTTATTCCGTTCAAGAGAGATTCAGACTTTACAAAAGTTTTATTCAATGATGAGTCGGAGTTCAAATATTACGCAAACACCGGTTTTGGAACTGGTTTTATTTCCCCTAAGGAAACGGGCGCCCCGTATAGGCGAGAAAGAATACGAGTAGATAATCGTCTGAAAGAGAAAAGCAAGAATAGATGGTGGTCTCGTGACAAAAAAAAGTGAATTAGAAGCAATTCGCCAATCTATCTTGAATGAACTTTTCAGAATGTGTATAGAGATGGGGCGAGACCCAGACACACTTGATGTAGATGTATTTGCGTGGGACGAACCAAATATGATTTTTCAAAACAACTTTAATGTACACTGTCATAAACTACAAGTAGTAGAAAAACAATTAAGGGAGATTCAATGACATTGGATTTAGACAGATTACTGCTAGAAGCAGGTCCATTAGAACGGGGGGTGTTCATGCTCTCAAAATGCGCATTTATTGAAGAAGGGCGCAACGCCCCTCGAGGGGGGCGCTGTGAAAACCTTGCATATGGGAGCCTTAGTCCTGTTCTTGGAACACCTTACGAAAACCAAACTTGGGATACAGCACACAAATCGGGTTTTGATGAATTTGAGGTAAAAGTGAAAGCATTGTCACATTGGTGGCATGCAATTTCTGTAGTACCTCATTTTTTTATTGATTATGCCCAATTCAAACAGGAAACCTATGACGGTGATTCAGGTCCTGGCGACTTGCAGACAAACCCAACTCCTAGCGTTATGTGGTTTGGACGCTCCATCTATCAACTGTTCAAGAATATGCGCGAATGGTCTTTTATGGTTGAAGAGCCGTTCAGTAGCGACCACCCGGTTGCAATTTATTCAAAGATGGCTATTGACATGCTTGAAATTCCCCAAGCCATCTTGGACGAGATTGATGCTATGCCAGACATGCACTTAGCAATGTTTCTAAAAGGGCAGGAAAACTACAAGTCAATTCCAGCACACCCTGCTATGTCACAGGATTTCAAGCAGTGGATTGTTGATATGGTCGAAAAGTACCCAACTTTGACTTTTGAGGAAAAACTTACCGCTGCCATGCGTCCACTGTAAGTAGAAACTATGTTTCTTAATAAA